CACAACTAAATGTTAAGCCAGCTTACACAATACGTCAAGCCTCCAGCAAAATATTTTTGTATGTGTTGCAAAAAAGCGAAAGTTAGCTTACCATGCGAACATGGACAAAGCACAAGCAATTCACAAAGCGGGTACTGCCATGGCGTTAGCCAAGTTGCTGGGAATTACGCGCCAAGCCATTAGCCAATGGGGTGACGAAATCCCCCAGGCTAGATTGTGGCAATTGAAAGCAATCAAACCGGAGTGGTTTAAGAATACATAAGTTTTGGAGCCAGGCTAGGTTGGAAGTCATGAGCCAACTGAAAACGCGACCCCCACCCCGCTTGCCATGGTTCCATCCTAATTGGGTGGTGAAGGGGCTGGGTATGCATTACTACACATTCAACATAGGCGACTATCGGCGGGATACGTTCCACCTGACGTTGCTCGAACATGGCGTTTACCGCCAGTTAATCGACACATATTACCTAAACGAGCGTCCGCTTCCGGTCGATACTGCGGTCGTTATGCGAACGCATAGCGCACGAACAAAAGACGAAAAAGCGGCTGTTTTATCGGTGCTGGAAAACTTTTTTTTATTGACCGATGAAGGATGGATTCACAGGGGTTGTGAAAAGACCATCGAGAAATATCGCGAAAAGTCAGAAAAGGCGCGGGTTTCAGCCGAATCACGTTGGTGCAAACGCAATGCGAACGCATCAGAAACGCAATGCGAATTAGATGCTAACCATAAACCAATAACCAATAACCATAAACCAATAATAAAACCCCCTATAGTCCCCCAAAGGGGTGAAGAGTTGTTTGACGACTTTTGGAAAAAGTATCCAAAAAAGACTGGTAAAGGCGCTGCGTTGAAAGCCTGGTTAAAACTGAGCAACCGTGCAGAAACTTTGGAATTGATTGTCCAGGCATTAAAGTGGCAAAAGACGTCGGAACAATGGACAAGAGAAAATGGCCAATTTATTCCTAACCCAGCGACGTACATCAACCAGGCAAGATGGCTGGATGACCCGCACATTGACGTTAAATTCAAGGCTTATGAATCGCCGCATGACAAATCAAAGCGTGAATGGGTTGAGCAAATGACCGGAAAAACTGTCAGCCATGAGCCAGACATTTTCGACGTGGCCATGCAGCGAGTGGAGAGATTGAAATGACTTTGCCATTGAATGCTGTTGAAAGACTTTTCCAGCGTTTGAGCGCGACCTACGGTTCAGAATTTGTGAACAAATGGGACAAGGTTTCTATGTCTGACGTCAAAACCGCATGGGCGCATGAACTCGCGCCATTTGCTGACAACCTCAATGCGATTGGCTGGGCCTTGCAGAACTTACCAGACCGCTGCCCAAACCTGATGGAATTTAAAAACCTTTGCCGACAAGCGCCGCGGCCGGAGCGTTTACGCCTGGACACGCCTAAAGCGTCGCCTGAAATCGTTGACAGCGAAATGGCTAAAATTGTCACGCGACTTGCAAAACCAAAAAGCGACAATGCCGACCATAGACGCTGGGCAAAAAAATTAAAGGAAAGGCACGAAAAAGGCGAAAATTTGTCAATAATTCAAATTACTTCCTACAAAAAAGCGTTGGAAATAAACGAATAAAAGGGGCAAATATGACCGAAGACGAAGCCTGGGATGAATTGGAAGCGCGACTAAACAAAAAAAAGGTGGTTCAAATGACAAACAGGGAAGCGTTACAAATCGCTTTTAACGCGTTAGTTGAAATAGATAGGCAGACCCCTTACCCAATCGCGAAACACGCTATAAAGTGCCTTAATTCGGCTTTAAACAACTATTTCATTGATGAGGCCGCCATCAGACACGTTATTCAGTCGGCGGTATTGGCTGAACGCGAGGCTTGCGCTATGGCTTGCGAACAAATTGATAACGAAGGTTATCCGGCCAGCCGTAAGTGGCCAAGTGACTGCGCCAAGGCTATTCGAGCCAGGCCGTAATATGGACACAAATAGCGAAGAATGGCGTCGTATATGCGAAGCAAGGTATTGGGTCAGGCAATATCAAGTGCAAGTTAAGGAACGGGGGCGCAAAAGTGCTGATACCTGGTGGCGTGAAACCAAAGAAAAAATTGGCAAAGTCAGGGGCGAGGCGTCGTTGCAAAATTTGATAAACGACATGAACAAGGAAAAAAATGCGAAGGGCGGCCAAAGTTGATGAAAATCAGGAACAAATTGTCAAAGCATTACGCGCAGTTGGCGCTACGGTGCAAAGTCTGGCCGCTGTTGGTAAGGGCGTCCCTGATTTGCTGGTGGGTTACCACGGGCAGACAATACTTATCGAAGTCAAGGACGGCACTAAATCGCCTTCGCGCCAAGCGTTGACTGAAGACCAGCTTAAATGGCACGGCGCTTGGAATGGCGGCCCGTTGTCGGTTGTAAACGACGTGCAAGGCGCCTGGCGGGCAATTGGATTATTAAAAGGGGATGACGATGGCAAAACATATTGACCCTGAAAACGCAGCTGAACGCATCCGCGAAACTGCGCCCGCATATGGCCAGGCTAAAGCCCAGCGCGTTTACCTGGAGGAATTTAGGCGCAGCAAAAAGGCCATGCTGATGAAAGACTGTTTGACCATGGGCGTGGAAGCCGCTAACGCACAAGAGCGCGAAGCCCTGGCTGACCCTGAATACGTCAGCCTGTTAAAAGGGCTGGCCGCGGCCGTCGAAAACGAGGAAACCTTAAAATGGCAGCTGGAAGCCGCCAGGTTAGAAATTGAAATCTGGCGCACTCGCCAGGCCACCGAACGCATGGCGGTCAGGTCGCACGAATGATTGCCAAACATTCCTACGTCCGCAGCAAAAAGTTATTGAAATTGGTGGCCAGCCTGGATTGTCAGTTGTGCGGGTCAGGAAGCATGGTACAAGCCGCGCACACTAACTGGGGGGGCGGCAAAGGGCGCGGGATCAAGGCCGACGACAACCTGACCGCGGCGCTATGTATGTATTGCCATTATGAGATTGACCAGGGCGCCAAATGGTCGCGCCGTGAACGCCAGCAAGCCTGGTGGCTGGCACACCGCAAAACCGTAGAAAATTTAGTTGAACGTAACTTATGGCCTATTGACGTACCGTTGCCGGATGAGCAACAATGGGAACGGCTTTTTAGCCTATGAGTGATTCTCCTTTGTGGTTTTAGGGGGGCTATTCGCCCCCCGCTTTTTGGACTATTATCACGACATGGACGACGACGCAGCCGAATTTATTGCCGCTTTGCTGCATAGCAGCACGGTAACCCATTTTATGCATTTATCGACCGATTCATTTTCGGCGCATAAAGCATTGGGGAAGTATTACGACGAAATTATTGATTTGGTCGATGATTTTGCCGAGGCATACCAAGGTCGTTACAGCAAAATTAAATCCTATCCTGGTGAATTTCACGACGGTAAAGACCCCGTGAAATATTTAAAATCCATTCAGTCGTTTGTGGATGAATCGCGTAAAGATTTACCCCAGGATTCGCAAATTCAGAATATTATTGACGAAATTAGTCAATTGATTGATTCCACTTTGTACAAACTTAAGTTTTTAGACTGAAAGGATAAATGATGAAAAACAATGCTGAAATGCAGCCAAAGGGCTACGGTACTTCCGCAAAGGCCCCAGCTGGTGCAAGCGCAAGTGACGCAAGCGGTGAGCGCCACGGCAAAGTTGTAAACGGTGTTGCCATGGGCAAAGCCGACGCAATGGGTTCAAAGCATAATTTCGACGGTGGACGTAGCAGCGGTGTTTGCTATACCCACGACCGCAAGTCGTACCAGAAATAAATGGCTATCCCGCTTGCTGACATAGCAGCGGCGGGTCAGCAACAGGCGCAGCCCCAAGCCGCGTCCACCCAGGGAACCCTGGCGTCGCTGGTTCCGCAGCCTACGCTGCCAGGCCAATCGGGCAACCCGATTGAAGCCGCTTATTTTGATCGCCTGTCCAAAGACTACACCGGACTGGCCGCTGAGTATTCATCCCTACCCCAAACCGACGGTGGCCGCATCCTGAACACGGATGACGCTCGCGAAATGTCGCCCGAATACCGCGCTGACCGCACCAAGTCAGCTGATGTGCATGAGCCATCATCGGCATTTGTTAAGCAAATGTATGCGGAAAAGCTGTCGAAAGACACGCCACCTGGACGAGAAAACACCGTGTTGTTTACAGCTGGTGGCACAGGGGCGGGCAAGACGACCGGACTGCAAGAGGCCAGCAAAGTATCGCAAGGCATTAAAAATGCTGAAATCGTGTACGACACAAACATGAACAAGTTTGAATCGGCCGACCAAAAGATTCAGCAAGCCTTAAAAGCTGGCCGCAACGTCGGTATTGTCTACACCTACCGCGACCCTATCGAAGCGATGGAAAACGGCGCATTGAAACGCGCCAGCCGTATGGAAGCCGAATTAGGTACTGGCCGCACCGTGCCGATTGAGGAACACTTCAAAACGCACATGGGTTCGCGTGAAGTCATGGATCGTTTGCAAGAAAAATACGGCGACGATCACCGCTTTCACATGATGGTCATTGATAACAGCCGCGGCCCAGGCAACGCCACCGTTGTAAGCGGTCTTGACAAGTTGCCAAAACTTGACCATACTGTTGTTAGAAAGGGATTAAATGATGCACTCGAAAATGCATACCGGACAGGAAAAATCAGCCAAGCCATCTACGAAGGAACGCGAGGCAACGCCCGCTGAACATCGGATGAAGCGTATGCACGAGAAAAAAGTGCAGACGATAGCCGAGGAAATGGCCGCGGCCTTAAATGCTGCCATGCGTAGCGGGAAAAAGGTTGTATGAAGGACGTATTGTGTTCAACCTGTAAATTCTGGATTCCTGGCCAGGTTATGGGCGTGTGTCGTCGTTATCCCGAAGTGCATAACAAGCATGAGCGCGACTGGTGTGGCGAACACCAGCCCGTTCCTGTTTTGATGGTTCCAGTTGTGAACATCAAAATGCGCGACGAGCAACCCGCACCCAAAAAGCCTGGTAGGAAACCCAAGAATGACGTCACCAATTAGACCTTTGCGCGACCGCGTAGTAGTGCGCCCTAATGTTCGTAAGTTGTCAGACATTATTTTCACTATCAATAGCGAGAAAATGAATGAAGGCACGATTGTTGCAGTTGGCCCTAAAGTGCGCGAGGCGAAAGTCGGCGACTTCATTAAATACGGCAACGGAACCTATTTGGACTGGCCAATCCACGAATTTGACGGCCAGGACTATCAAATCATTCAGGAAGCAGACATTTGTGCAATCGTAGAGGATGACTGACATGGCCAAAGGCGACAAACCCATTGCGCGAACTACGACCGGAAAGGGAAAGAATTACAACCCAACGGAAAAGGGGGCGGGGATGACCGCCAAAGGCCGTGCAGAATACAACCGCAAGAATGACACAAACCTGAAACCACCCGCCCCAAATCCCAAAACAAAAGCCGATGCTGGACGAAAAGCATCATTTTGCGCGAGAATGCAAGGAGTGGTAAAAAACGCCAAAGGCCCAGCTGAACGTGCCAAGGCATCCCTAAAAAATTGGAATTGTTAAAGGAACTTAAATCATGCCTAATACTAAAGCAATTGGCGTTGCATACGCTGACCCACAATTTGACAGCATTTTGGTTGATGGTGCTGCCGTTATTAACGGCGGCGTAATTGCATCTACCGTTCAAGCAACCGGATCAGCCGCTGCGGCAAACACGGTAGCTGGTTTGTATTTTCTAACCACCGCAATTACCGCTGGTGTGACAACTACTACCGCCCCCGCTGGTTCGTTGGCGACCACCACGAACGCAACTGGCGCTGGTAAATTGTTCACTTCCGTTGCTGGGAAGTGGGAATATCCTGTTGTTGCGTAAGGAGTGACCCGTGGCCAAAGGACTATATGCAAACATTCACGCCAAGCGTGAAAGGATAGAACGCCAGAAAGCCGCGGGTAAAACACCCGAACGTATGCGAAGCCCTGGGGACAAAGGCGCACCCACGGCAAAAGCCTTTAAACAGAGCGCCAAAACTGCGAAAAAATGACTTTAGAGCAAATGCAAAAACGCCTGGCTGAATTGCAAGAACTGGCGAAGCAGCATGAATCCGTGTTGTTGCAAATCAGCGGGGCCATCCAGGAATACAACCGCCTAATTGCCGAGGAACTATCCAAAGCAATGGCCAAACCTGAAGGAACCGACAATGCCGCTGACCAAAACACCGAGTAAGAAAGCATTTGAGAAAAACGTCAAAGCAGAAATAAAAGCCGGAAAGCCACCCAAACAAGCGGTGGCTATTGCTTATTCTGTCAAACGTGCAGCATCGAAGGCCAAGAAATGAGCGCCGATGCACCCGTCAAAAAGCGGGGGCGAAAACCTAAGCAGCCCGCAGCAACAACTGTTGTTAAAAATATTGGAAGACCAACCAAGTATGACGACGCATTCGCTGACCAACTGATTGAGTTTTTCAGCCAAGCCCCAACACGCGAAGTCACCAATTACGACAAAAACGGAAATGAAACTACCCAAGTGCTACCTGGGATGTTCCCGACCCTGGCAAGATTCGCCACAAACATTGGCGTCACCAGGGAAACATTGCACGACTGGGCTACTGCGAAAAACTTAGATGGCGAGTTGCGCTACCCCGCGTTTTCTTACGCCTATAAAAAGGCCAAGGACTTACAGGAAGCAAATCTGGTCGAAGGCACGATAGTGGGCGCTTACAACTCTACGTTTGCTATCTTTACGGCCAAGAATGTTTTGGGCTGGCGTGACAAGATAGAACAGGAAATTACTGGGAAGGACGGCGCCCCGCTTGCGGGTATTCAAGTCATGTTTGTGAACCCCGATGGAACAGACCACGAAATCGAACATTGACCAGGCAATCGCCAAGGCAGAATTTCCAGTCAAGCTGGAAGGCCTGTTTAAGAAAAGCCGGTACAAGGTTTTGTACGGTGGCCGCGGGGGCGCTAAGTCATGGGGCATTGCCAGGGCGTTGCTAATCAAGGGCGCCAAAAAGCCCCTTCGCGTACTTTGCGCTCGCGAATACCAAACCAGTATTAAAGAATCCGTCCACAAATTGCTATGCGATCAAATCGAAGCATTGGGTTTGCTGGGATTTTATGAGATTACCCAGGCGGCCATTCGCGGGGCCAACGGCACGGAGTTTGCATTTATCGGCCTGAAAAACAACCCGACGAACATCAAGTCGTTTGAAGGCGTAGATATATGCTGGGTTGAGGAAGCGCAGACCGTCAGTCGTATATCCTGGAACATACTCATCCCGACCATCCGAAAGGAAGGCAGCGAGATATGGGTCAGTTTTAACCCCGAACTGGAAACTGACGAGACTTACCAGCGTTTTGTCATTAAGCCGCCGCGGGACTGCATTAGCATCAAGATTAACTATTACGATAACCCTTGGTTCCCTGACACATTGCGCCTGGAGATGGAAGCCTTAAAGGCCCGTGACCCCCAGGCATACCAGCAAGTATGGGAAGGGTTATGCCGTCAAACAATCGACGGCGCTATTTTTGCCAATGAAATGATGCGGGCCGAGGCTGAAGACCGAATAACCAAGGTTCCGTATGACCCAACTAAGCCGGTTCACGCTGTTTGTGACTTGGGCTGGGCTGATGCGACGGCCTGGTGGTTTGTTCAGTTTGTGGGCATGGAAACCAGGTTAATTCGGTACTTTGAAGACAGCCAGCGGACGATGACCAGCTACCTGGCGCAGCTGCAAACCTATGGGTATGTCTACGACACAATCTGGTTGCCGCACGACGCACAGTCGAAAACGCTGGCCGCATCGGGCCGCAGCATTGAAGACATTGTGCGTAATGCTGGCTATAAAACACGGATATTGGACAGGGTTCCGGTCGTCGATTCGATCAACGCGGCCCGCACAATATTTCCAAATTGCTATTTTGATCGCGAAAATACAGCGGATGGATTAAACTGTCTTCGCCATTACCGGTATGACGTTGACCCTGAGACTGGCCAATTTAGCAGACAACCGCTACACGACCAGTATTCACACGGGGCCGACGCCTTCCGATATATTGCGTTAATGATTAAGGAACCAGCCAAACCCAGGAAGCGGCCAAACGTGGCCTCAGCGGGCAGTTGGATGAGTTGAAAGGACAAACTATGGCGTGGCAAGATACCGACATGGACGGACGCATCGGGGATGCGATTAAATTCCTTCGCTTAGTTGGCGAAGCCGATAGTCAAAACCGAGCCGAAGCCCTGGGCGACTTAAAGTTTGCCGCCGGTGACCAATGGCCCGTAGAGATTCAAAACAGCCGAAACCTGGAAGCGCGGCCGTGCTTAACCATCAATAAGATTGATGCGTACGTCCGCCAGGTGACAAACCAACAGCGCCAACAGCGCCCCCGCATCAAGGTTCAGCCAGTCAACAACGAAAGCGATTTTAAAATCGCCCAGGTTATTGAAGGCATTACCAGGCACATTGAATCTAATTCTGATGCTGACACCGCCTACGACACCGCGTTTGAATACGCCGTTAAGATGGGCTGGGGATATTGGCGCGTTACAACCAATTACATTTCAGACGATTCATTTGACCAAGAGATATATATCGAACCGGTTGATGACCCGTTTTCTGTCTATTACGACCCCAACAGCGTCGCGCCTGACGGTTCAGACGCCGAGCGTTGTTTGATTACCAGCGTAATTTCCAAGGCGTTATTTAGGCAGCAATATCCTGGCGCGGATGATGGCGCAAACTTCAGCGCCCGCGCAACTGGGGATAGTGACGCCGAATGGGTTACTAAAGAGGATATTCGCGTCGCAGAATATTGGTATGTTTCCCGCGAAAAAGCCAAGCTGGTGTTGTTGTCTGACGGCACGAAAGTGTTTGAAGACGAATTGCCCAGCCCTGAAATGCTGGCCGCAGAAAACATCACCATTATGGACAGTCGCGACACATTCCGCAAAAAGGTCAAGTGGTGCAAGCTGACCGCCATGGAAGTGTTAGAGGAACGCGACTGGCCAGGTAAGTGGATACCAATTATTCCTTGCTATGGCGCCCAGGTCGTTGTTGAAGGTAAGCGCAAAAAATACGGTTTAGTACGTTTTGCTAAAGACCC